CTAAATGGTGCTTAGAGCATCAATAATTTTTTTGTCGTCTCGTTGCTTCATCTCATCAACTTCATGCAAATAGACACGCATTGTGATCTGAATGCTGGCGTGACCAAGTCGTCGCGAGATGGCCATGATATCGACACCGGCGAATAGAAGCATCGATCCGTGCGAGTGACGAAGGCCATGACTGGTGATGATATTTTTTGTCTTGGCATAGCCACACAAACGTTTGACGGTATTATTGACTGTCTCGTTTGTTACAACACGGTGCCGGTCATTTCGGCATACCAAGTTGTCTGAGTCTCGGTAACCATCTTTGAGTGCATTTTCTTGCTGTTCTTTTCGTAGACGTTTCAGGATCAGCACTAGTTGGGATGGGATGGGCACTGTGCGCAATGACTGTGCATTCTTCAGCCCGCCGAAATTATCGTGCTGTTTCCGCTTCTTATACTGCCAAGAACGATCGATAGTAATTGTCTGTTCCTTAAAGTTGACGCGATCCCAGCTGATACCGATTGCTTCTTCAAATCTTGCCCCTGTGTAGGCCATGATCAAGACGACGTAGTTGCTCAGATGGGATAGGTCTGCATGGCGGTCAGCAATCTCAATAACATGCTTGAATTCTTCCACAGAAAGAAATTTAGCGGATGGATCTTTAGCAGGCTTTCCAGAAATGATGGCACGACGAGTGAAGTCATGTTTGGTTAAGCCATCTTCAATGGCATCTTTCAACACAGCTCGCACATAGGAGTTCACACGAGCCACTGTGGAGCGTGATAGGGGTTGCTCGCTTCGCTTACGCGGATTTGTACCCAGCCAGTCCAGAAACGCCTGATAGGCGGTTCTATCGATGACTGAGAACTTGGTATCTTTGAAGTATTCTCGGATGTAACCGGCGACAATCGTGTACCATTCGTCAGTGACTTCTGAATGGCGGCCAATTTTGTAAGCCTCAATCCACTTGTCGAAGTAGTCTGCAAATGTCGGATCACTGACAATCTTTCCCGAGTCGAGTTCTTCTTCTATTTTGGCAGCGGCAATTGTTGCTTCGCGCCGGGTTTTAAACCCCGACTTGTATACCTGGCGCCTTGTGTCATCTCTGCCAGTGGATGCACGAAAGGCCCAGGATCCATTCGCGGATTTTGAGATTTGTGCCATGATGTATTCCTCCAATTCTGCTATAATTTAGTACACAAAGAGCATACCCAATGACGCTACTTCTTCGAGTATTGTCTGTATGTCTTCATGTTTTGCTTAACGGGTGAGGAAGGCACTCTTTGAAACGGCTCAACTCAACATTTGTATATCGCTTATTCGCTCTTCTGTGGTTTAGCAAGCACTGCAGTACAACATATGGGTGTCAAAACAAATATGATCTGCTTGCTAATCAAAATTTGAGTATTTTGGAGTGTATCAAGCAAAAAGTCAGGATTGACGAAGCGTACGTTCGACAATATGCTCAGTATATGTCTGAAGAAGGGGGATTCAAGTGATGAATAAAGACCGTGTGACATTTTTGCTTATCACTTTATTGGCCATTATAGGTATGATTTTGGGGTTTTGGAGTCCTTCGATTAATACACAGTTAGTTTCTGGTATAACTACATTTTTGGCAATACTGGTTGCTTATGTCCAATTTTGTTATGACAAGATTGATAAGTTGTTTGTTTGGTGGAACCATGGGTGGCAATGGTTTAGGAACCCAAAAGCTGATTGGGAGCAAGTGGTTGAACTTCAACTAATTCGTGATGATGAAGAATCAGACGAACATTTTATAGATCTATTTACGGAGCAATTTGTGGCAACAATGAAGAAACATAATTATGATATTATAAGAACCGATCCAGGCGGAGGAATAGTTACTAGATTTGAAATTCGTAATCCAGGAAAGAGCACTGGTGAAATCGAAATCTCCGAGGTTGATGATGACACGTATCGAATTACGATTACTTATTCAACTTCATATTCGTATAATCAACGAGTAAAGGGGGTTGAAGAGTTAGAAAAGATCTATCAGATTGCTTCACGTCCATTAACTATGGACGAATCTTGTACGCGCCATTGTGTACAAGTTAGGTTACTTTTCGAGAAGGGCAACCCTTTTTATGGTTACGTAATTCGCAAAATAGCTCCGCTCAAGATTAATGATTTCGAACTAAAATTTGAATCGATTGAAAATGTCTCAGTATCGGCTACAAATAAATATCTGCAGCTCGACGCAAGCGGGTTTAGTCAGCTTAGAGGTGTTTTGAATGATTTGATAGTTTTACCAAATATTGACTAAGGCTTGCTTACGTATTGATAGGTTGAGAAAACTAGATCAATTTTTCCGTTCTCGTCAAGATTAGGATCATTAGCATTGACTAACGTGATGGCACCTTTTTTAGAGAATCCCATAGCACGGCCCATTGCATCAATATCTATGATCGTACCCAGATAAGTTGCGGTATTATTGTTGATTGCTAACTTGACAGCGTCTTTGTCTTTTACCGCTGGTCCCATGTATGCAACCGTGGAAATTCCAGCCTCATTTCCGGCAATCCATGCTGACTGGACTCTCGACAAACGGTTAGCAATCTTATCAAAGTCGAAAGTCACGGATCCAATTTCTATCTGATCGCAATTTTTTTCTACCTTTTTGAAGAATAAATAAATAACCTTTGATGACCCTTCGGCAATAAGAAGGGTCTTTTTTGGATTCAAAAATATTTTGAACTCAGTTCGAATTTCATAACTCTCAACAGGTTGGTCATTAACATAAATAAGCGAGTTTTTCAGTTTAATCTGATTGCAATTGAAGATAGTCCAAGTCTGATTGCCAAACATAATGGTTTCGTCCGAAGGTGTGATTGTTCCATATAGAATTTTGCTATTTTTTCCGTTCATTATATCGAGTCGCTGGGTGACGTCGAACTTTGAAACTTTTCGAAACATGTATGTTCCCATAAAATCAATCTCCGTTCATCATAGATACATTGCATAGTTGTATTTCGTCTGTTTTTGCTGAGAAGGGCCTTTTATTTTCCAGCTTTTAACGTCGATCAGGGTTTGGACGTAGTATCATTATTTTTCAAGCCCATAGCTTGCATTGATAGTATTCACTTATTGAAGAAGAAGCTGCATCTTCCAACCAAGTTGGGATTGCCAAGTCATTCATAAACTGAAACAGATTCGCTTCTTCTACATCTATCTCTTTAAAATACATTGGAATGACAATTGAAAGTGCTCGCTTATTAGCATTTCCCTCAATTCTACTTTTGGAATAAAAGTTTGAATATTTAAATTTTCCGCGATCGCCATTTAGAACATGGGAACATTCGTGTGCTGCTTGAAAAGCCATCTCGTTTGGCTGATACCAGTTTGAGTTTAGAACAATCACCCTCAATTCAGTGTCGCAAGTTGGTGGTGTTTCGGAGTTATCAAAGGGTACCATGCTATAGCTGATGTTGTGGTCATATGCATAGTTGAGAACATTAGCAAGCATTTCATTCATGGTTCTTACCCTTTTTCTTGCGATAACTGTCAAGAATGTAACGGAGAGTTTCCATATCCTCTTCTGGAATAGGTTTACCTTGATACATAAAAAGGTTGTCATCAGCAAGGTCAGGTGGTTTAACAGATGACTTAGGCGAAGGGTTATCCGTATTACCCAATAAATAGTCTACGGAAACGTGAAGAACGTCTGCTACGGCCTGTAGCTTATCAGCAGAAGGTTGAGAGGTTTTCCAACGGTAGATTGCGTTTTCTCCAATTCCTGCCTTTATGGCAATCTCTTTTACGTTCAAGTTAAGCTTTTTTCCTGTTTCTTTTATGCGGTCAAACAGCATTGTCTAAGCATCCCTCTTTCGAGAGAACGTTATAAATACCGAATTCGGTAAAAACGGCTTTACAAAAGTACCGAATTCGATTATTATAAGTTCATCAAGTAATTGAGCAATATACGAACAAGCCCTTACCGATTGACACTTTGACGAGATGACCGGTAAGAGTAACTATATTCGGCTATTTGCTATGCACAAATAGTACCGCATTCGATACCTAATTTCAACTGCTTGATTAATTAATTAAATGCAGGAGGTGAGCAGATGAAGATTTCTAACGCAATTGAATTAGATAAAAAAACCCGTCGTGGCATAGCACGACGAGCGTGGAGCGGCAGTTCTATATACGTTGTTCCTACCAATACTGATGCTTTCATGATTTTACGTGATCGTACAGGCGAACGCAGTCCTAAACGCGGATGGCAACCGAGTGCTGATGATCTCACAGCAAACGATTGGTATGTGAATGGATCACAGAAATTTTACAAGCGTGTTAATAGCCGCTTTTACACCATTTTTAAAACGATTCTGCATTTTTGCAATAGCTTCAGTCGTTAATGAAGAATCATAAACGGTATTGTCTGCGGGTGATACATCAAGAAACCCATGCCTTTCCAATTCAAAGGCGTAATCACGAACGTCTTCTTTGGAATAGTTGGGCAAGGTAAGTGGTTTAAAAGCGTCAAGATGGCCCGTATGCCTTGCTTGATTGCGAGGCATGCCAACCGCAATTCGATCTTGGTACACCTGATAAAGCTTAAGCAAAAGTAATTTAGCTTCATTGGTGAGATTATCGTATTCATCATCCATTATCATCACCTCCTATCTGGAGATGATTATCGCATAAGACAAATTTGATAGAAAGAAGGTGAGTGCATGGTAAACGTGCAGCTCAATTGGACTGCTAATCGTAATGACTGGAAAGGCTACTTATTACATTTGAATTTGTCACAGTTAGACATTGCAAAATTTCTTGGTATCAGTGATCAGGTAATGGCAATTCTGGTTAAAAAGATGACTGACGGCCAGGGATTAACTGCTAATCAAATCGACAAAGACCGTTGGAAGCGAGCTATCGAATACGTCAAATATAAGCAGTCACAGCAAGAGGAGGCAATTTAGATGAACGAAACACAGAAAATTAAAAAGGAAGTTGCCGAGCTCAAGGCTCAAATCAGCTTCCTAATGGGGTATTTGTCAGGCAAGGACAAAGATTTTATTTATCGTCCTCGTCAATAGTGCTGCCAAACTTCTTGGCTAGGCGCACAAAATTTTCTAACGTGGAAAAGTCTCCGGATTGAATTGCATTAGCAAGCATATCAGCCCCCATTCGTTCACCGAGTGCTTCCGCTGATCCAGCACTTAAAGATGGAGCGTCTTCAACAACCCTAATCATTTGATTCAGACGGTCTTTGAAATCCTCCACGTCAGGCGCCGTAACTTCGTATTGCAACGCCCGAATCCCGCGGATATCAAAAGGTATTTCGTCGACGTTCTGGGTAAGAATCAAATAAGGCTTGTTAAGAGCCATTCGATATCCAAGCTCGAACATAACATTGGGGTTAGCGCCAGTTGTATCAGCGATGACTAGGTCGGCAGATGCAAGTTGCTCAAGAATCGTGTTTGAGATGTCCGATACTTCTTGCAGAAGGTCAGCTCGCAGTACGTCGAAGTCCAAAGATTCAGCCACTGGCCTTAAAAATGTATTCATCACGAAATCTGCGGTGCGGCGAACATCAGTATTTTTATTCCCTATAGGGGTGACAAAAAATATCTTTTTCATGAATATCAGCTCCTCTTAAAGATGACCTAATCATATCAGTTAAGACTAGGAGCGGAAAGGAGAAAGCAAAATGAACGAAATAGAGGATGTTATTGACTGGATTGTTCTAGCTGTGACTGTTGTTTTACTGATTGCTGACGCCGCTTTCATTGTGATAGCAGCTATCGGGGGACTTTGGGTTACTCTGCTAAGCTTCATTTTTTCGGGGATCGCCCTGGCTCTGAACCTTTACATGATGCTGGAATGACAGTGGAAAAACACTTGCTATAAGTCTTGAACCTACTTCTATTTGTGACCGAATAAGGATCACGAAAAAGTTGATGTTTGGGAATTCTGAAAGAAACAACACATTGACTTATTTTCGCCGAACTCCTTGGAAGCGTGATCAAGTCATAACTGATATATCCCCGAGCAGGAATTAATCCATGATTTTTTTCTGGTATATCTAATCGGTGGAAATCAGTAATGCTGTCTTGAATGAAGATCAACGCATCTTCGAGTGCTGGAACAGACTTACGCGTCATTAAGTAATAATTGATATTTGAATCTGGGCTAAACATTCGGAGGTCGAAGAAACTTATTGGTGTTGGAGTCGTGTTAATTATATCTAGACGAACACTCCAGAAATCATTGTCTAATACTGGGGACTTTCTTCCATCGCCTAGCAGTACAAACATGTCCTTCGCGTCGTGAGACTCCAAAGTTCTTCCAAAAGTAACCGTCACTCTTACTCTAGTTCTCCACATCTGAAAGAGAGTAAGTCCAATCGCAATTAACGAAAAACCAAGTGAAATGATTGGGACCCAATCATTAATGAAAACTTTCAAAGCTATCATCTCCTCACCATACAATTATCCCACTTAAGAGAACAGGAGACTGTGAAAAGTCAGGAAAAAAGAAGCGAAAGGAGGATATCTAAATGGACATCGATATTCATATCACGAATGCTACACCGGAGGACATCAAAAAAGCGTTCCAAGCTATTAGCGGTAGGAAGGAACGCACTGTAGGGCTGTTTCAGCATAGCACTGAAGAAGAGCTCCGAAGGCTCGGGTTTGCTCCTGAAGAAGCGAGTGCAATCAAGTCTTTTGTTGAGAAGATTAGTCAGACAGGTAATTAGACACTTCTTTTTGGGTGAACAGATCATCTATTAGTAGGAGATCGGCGACATGGCTTCCAGATTTAACAAGACTACCGTATTCGATATCTGTCCATTGATGGCTGTGATTGGTGGCCACGTTGGTTGATAACTCGCGTTGGAAAATTTCAGACTTTTTCATCAAATCATCAACTTCAGGACGATCATATTCCGAATTTAGTTTTGTATATAACCAAAGCGCCCTAAAGTCAGCATACGCGCATGCCGCTTCTCCTATAGCGGCAAACTCACCGCGTTCTCCATTTTAAAATGAGAGATCTTTTGCTCGCCTAGCATGGTCGAACGCATAGTGAATAATCTCTCTCATGTTACTAAGTGGTACAACTTGCTTGTCCATTTTTAAACGCCTCCTTTCGGTTTCATTATCCATCAGTAGGCTAGCAAAAAGAAAGAGGTGAAGGTATGCCATCATTCAAAGTTATTGAGGATGAATCGAATTATTTAGTATTTACGCCTGAACAGTTTGAAGCCGCTGTAGAAAGAGCACGGTCTTATCTAGAAGGGCAGCGTTGGAAGGTCAAGGACTGCATAGAACGGTTAAACGGCTATCGGCGCTCAGATTTTGTGAATTATGTTCTGATCCCGAAGCGAGATGAGCTTGAACGGATTGGTGCGTTATTACAATGGCACGATGCCGATCATAGGGACTATCTGTTCAAGGCAACCATCATGAGTAAGTGGCTCGACGACAACCTTGGTCAAATTACAAAAGGAGGATGGCGCTGATGGCAGCCATTATTGAAACACTAGTAACGCCGACGGTTCCGTTCTGGCGGTATCTGATATTGATCGCGATTGGCGTCATCATTGGACACTGCCTTGCTGGAAAAGGTAACTGGAAGACATGGATTAGCTAAGGAGGTGAGCGCAGTGAATATCAGCACGAATCTAGATGAACTAGAAAAGCTGCTCAGTCTGGCCACGAACCAAACTAAGCAGCTTCAGGAAACACTGAAACAAATCAGTGAGTATGAACTAGTCAGCAAAATTGAATCAAGAGAATAGATGGTTCTCGTAGTATTTTTTGCCGGCGGTATTCATCATGTCTTGCCATGATTCAAAGTCAGTTTCGCTAATCACTTTTTGTTCCAAATCTTTTTGCGGCAAATCCTTGAAACTTTGCTGGTCAGTCACTTTTAGATCGGCTAAAAATGACTGGATATTTGGGGATTTTGTATGGGCAGTCATGAATGAATCGGGGAACAAAACATCGAAAGAAACATTGCGTTTACCTGCTAAAGATTCAGCATTTTTCTGTATGCTACTGAGCCTTTTCTGAAGGTCATCAAAACCATTTAATTTCAAAGTAATCACCTCCTCTCTGAGATGATTATCGCATATCCCACATAAAGGAGGTAAGAGCACATGACTAGCGCAGAACACACCATCGGTGACCTGCTTAACGAGCACAATCGTTTGACGCTGGATGTGATTCGCGGCAACCACACACCAATTGCAAAGATGTTGCTTGTCCAGAATGAGAAGTTGCGTGCACGACTAGCGAAACTAAGGGGAAAACGTGATGACCAATAATGAGGCTATAAAAAAAGCCGTTAGCCCGCACGCCAACGACTAGAAAAAAGGTTTCTCATAGTCACAGTATACAACCCTCTCTTAAATCGTGCCACTCTAATAAATTGTCTAAAATCGTACTTTGCTTAAACAAGGGGGAATCAGAATGGATTCGTCATTAGAGAATATTGATGTCTGCGTTCGTCAGAGCTGGCGAGAAGGCACTTTAATACAGTTGCAAACGGCAATTACTCAAGCTGCACAGAGTCACAGCACAACAGTAACAATCACAGACCAGCACCACGGTCTTAGCGATGATGACTTAGACAGCTTGATGGATAAGGGAATTGAATATCAGCGTACAGAAAAAGGATACACTTTTGACTTTTCGGATGCCCTCATATAGGCAGGCAAAAGTGATCTTCTGAACGTATTAACTCTAGAAAAACAATGATCAAAAAAGTGGCAAATATGAAGCAAAAGAGGTTGAGGCTTCATTAGGGCATGAAGCTTGTCATACAAGGAATATTGAGCCAAAAAAGTTAGTTGCGATTATTACGTGTATTCACAAATGAGGAGATGAGGAGTGAGCGTGCTAAAACTGGCAGATTATAAGGCATATTGCTTAGACAAGGAGCTTAGTCCCAATACCATCAAGAATTATCTGACCACATTAAGGCAATTTGGCCGCTTTTTACAGCAGAAGAACATCTCTTCTATCAATAAGGAAGCGACCATTGCCTACAAGCAGTCAATTCTTGACCAGAAGTACTCTCTGAAAACTATCAACCAAAAAATTGTGATTTTGAACGTATACCTTAACTGGCTAAATCGTCCTGATTTGCGTATCAAAATGCTGAAAAAACAATCTGAAATTCACCGCATTTCAATCAACGAAAAGGAATACAGGCGACTCCTACACCATTCCGAAGGCGAAACCCAGCTTTTTATATTAACAATTGCAAACACCGGATTACGTATAACAGAGCTCTGTCACCTGACGAAGGAAGACCTTAATCATCGTTCGATTGCTATACGAAATAAAGGCAAGACCCGCGTGATCGCACTGCCAGTATTTGTTAAGAAAAAGCTTAAACGATTCATGGCATATAAGCCCTTGTCAGCCATCATCTTTTCGAAGACTCAATCAGCCTATCGAGCTGAGCTAAAAAGAGTGGCAGCACTAGCCCACGTAAACAAGAAGAAGGTTTATCCGCACAGCTTTCGTCATTACTTTGCAAAGCAATTTATTGCTAATGGTGGCGATTCAACGGAGCTACAGCAAATGTTAGGTCATTCAAGCATCGAAACAACCACTATCTATACGCATTTAGACAGTACTGAGTTATCACAAAAGTTTGCGGAAATAAGGAACACATAAAAATTGGAGGAAACATGATTAATTCAGTTGCATTAACAGGCAGATTAACTAGAAATGTTGACATCAGGTACACGCAAAGCGGAACTGCTGTCGGGTCTTTCACGATTGCCGTTGACCGGCAATTCCGCAGTGCAAACGGAGAACGTGAAGCTGACTTCATTAACTGTGTCATCTGGCGTAAGTCCGCCGAGAATTTGGCAAATTTCGTCAAAAAAGGATCCTTGGTTGGAGTTGAAGGCCGTATTCAAACACGTACGTATGACAACGCTCAAGGACAAAAAGTGTTTTTTACGGAGGTTGTAGTTGAGAGTTTTGCTCTGCTTAAGTCACGACAAGCGTCACAGAACGGCACTGAATCTCAACACGCGACCAATAGGACAGCAACAGTAATCTCGGACGGGAGTCATACAAAGCCTAAAACTTCATTAAGTGATTCCACAGATCCATTTGCCAACAACGGTAAGCCAATTGATGTCAGCGATGATGATCTTCCATTCTGATTTGAGGTGATCACATGGCGGACGGGGGTTGGATCAAGCTCTACCGAAAAGTGCTTGATGATCATCTGTGGCAGCTTTCAAACCCAGTACAAAAGGTCATCATGATCACACTGCTTTTAATGGCCAACCACGCGGCTAAGGACTGGGAATGGAGTGGCAGAAAGTTCATTGTCCAACCTGGTCAGTTCATCACTTCACTGGATTCAATCCAAGCAAGGGCTGGTAGCGGTGTTACCACGCAAAATGTCAGAACTTCCCTAAGGCGCTTCGAAAAAATGGGTTTTCTAACAAACCAATCAACAAAGACTGGACGTCTGATAACCATTGTTAATTGGGGCAAATACCAGTCTCCTGATGACGAGGCTAACAAAGCAACTAACATACAGCTAACAGACGATCAACAAAGACCTAACAAAGAGCTAACACCTAACAAGAATGTAAAGAATGAGAAGAATGAAAAGAAAGATTTAACAACAACAACGACAGCAGAATCTGAACTGGTGAATTTCTGGGAAAACAACGGCTTCGGCATGATTAGTCCAAAGAACCGAGAAGACCTCATGTACTGGGTCGATGACTTTAAGAAGATCGGATCGACTGAGGACCAAGCAGTTGGCGTGGTGAAAAAAGCGATGAGTAACTCAATCGACAATAATGTCCGTCGATACGCATACGTCAATGCCATCCTAAAAAATTGGGAAACCCAAAAGCTGACAAACGTCGAAGCAGTTGAGGCTTTTGAAGCCAAACGAAGCCAAGATAAAAAGCCGCGATCATCTTCAGGTCGATCCAGTCCAGATGTTTATCAAAATCAGGGGGATGTCAGTGACGATGATCTGCCCTTCTGAACTGGCCGAAACCAATTAGGTTGAACCGAGGTGAAACATGAACGGACTTCAAATAAGCCCAAGCATCTGGGCTGCGCTTGAAACGTTTGGTGAGCTTTGTCCAGATTGTGGGAAGCCACTTTATCGTCCTAAGCCATTAAGCCGTGTTACCGGTAAGAAAATGGCTGGAGCATGTATGTACTGTGGTTATAAACAGCCGCCAACGGAACCCAAGAAGCAAAAACCAGATCTTGAGAGAAAAGCGCGGAAATCACGAACTCGCAGTTATTACTTGGCATACTCGGTCTTCAGCAGCGTTGATGTCATGGGCGAGGATTTCAGCAACTTTAGAACCGACAGTATCGGTCAGCAGCAACTGAAACTTTTCGCAGTCGGATTGGCAAATAGAATTGCTCGTGGTGATGTTATACACGGATTGATCGTCGGTGATACCGGCGTTGGGAAGTCACATATTGCCAATGGCATCTTGATGGACGTGCGCAAGAAGACCAGTTATCGCAAGAACTGTCTGTTCATTGATTGGAATGCACTCATGCAACAGCTCAAGTCTGGCATGAGTGACAACGCTCAAGATATACGGATGAAAAATGAGAAGATCATGCGCGAAATAGGCAAAGCAGATGTCGTTGTGATTGATGATCTAGGATCCGAACGCGGGAGCAGCTTTGATCGGCAGACTGCCGACGACGTGTTCCGGATCCGAGAAGATAAATCGACCATCGTCACAACCAACTTGCATGGCAAAGAACTCAAAGACCGATACGGTGAGCGCACCATGTCTCGCATGGCCAAACATGGACAAGGAAACAGCTTCGGTGTCAAAGGCATCTTCGATCAGCGAAAGGGGGCGGGCGAATGAGGACAGAAGAGGTGAAAGCTCGCGTGGACTATCTTATTCAGACGAACCGAAAGATGAAATATTCACACGCACGAATCAAACGACTGTGGGCGAATCCGGAGGAATACACCGAAGAGGATCAGCTCTATCGTTTCCTCGTTAAGAATCACCGGTACGACTTGATTGAAATGGAGGATTGAAGATGGGCAGTAAAGAAAATCTTGCCCGCAATCTTCGGGCAAACATGAAAGCGACTCACCGAACGCAGAAATCATATGCACGCAACACTGGCATCTCAACTTCAACAATGCTCAATGCGGTGTCCGGCAAGAACATCACACTGGACACGCTTGATCAAATCGCTGAAGGTGTCGGGATTGATGCTTCGGAATTGATCTCGGAGGTGGACAGCCGAGGATGACGCTAAGTTGATCCAAAATATTGAGTTCGACTCTTATGGTGTGACCAACAACATTAGTCAACTGAGAAATTTATTAGGTCGAAGCGACCATGGCATCTATCAACGGGTTCATAGATTGCGCCAGGCCAGCAAATTGCCACAAGCCCAGCGAGTTTCTGGGCCCGAAGATGAAGTGAAAAAATGTTTGAACCAGCATGGGCTTTACAAGTCGCAGTTGAACAAATGGGTTATGAATCTTTTGATGAGGTACCACAGGAAAAGTGGGACGAATGCTTTGCATTGGCTGACCTCATTGCCGACTAAAGTTAAGGGTGATTAATGATGAAAACATTGAGCGATATCATGATACTGCATCCGGACTGGAATATTGTGCTGGTCACCGATGACATGGATCTGCGGGTGAACTGCGCCAGTTGCGGCAAGTCTCTACCATTTGGCCAGACGTACACGTCTCGGCAGCTTTTCACCGACAATGGCTACTTTGGTCTTATGGTTTGCACTGATTGCTATCTCAAAGAATGGGAGGCGACGAAATGAAACAAGAGTTTAAGTTCAGACGTTGGACCGGCGAAGAAATGGTCGCGGTTCACAAAATCACGTTCGACGATGATGAGCTTATCGTGTATGGAGGTGGCGTAGTTCACTTCGCAGATAGTAGTACCGTCAAAGCGGAGGTTAAGAAATGAACAATATGGCCAAGACACTTCGTAGGGAAGACCAGCGAGCGTTTGATACGTGGTTTAATCGGTGGATTAAAAACACCAGGCTTGAACAGTCTCTGATTGAAGCGGCCCGAAAAGGATATAAATCACTGATAGTTTATGATCGAAAGAATGACATGGATGTTTATCAAAAGCGGCGATTTGAAGATCCGCGTTTTGTGAAACGGCTTCAGTCTGAACTGCCTGATCTGCATGTTGAGCTTCGTCAATATTTGGATAAGAACGCATTTGGGTTTTCATTCAATGCTTATAAAGTAGCAGTGTCTTGGGAAGTATTGAAATAAAATGCAAAAAAATAGCCGCACGACGGCAGCCATTCCTGAATCATTAACAAACTAATTCTATCACAAGGGGTGGGGCCGTTGAGTCGTGAACACAAAAGTCGGTTCGAGTGGCTTCAAGATTATCTTGAACTGGACGATGAGATCAGGTATCTGGAATGGAAGATACGCAAGTCCAACGCTGAAGTCGATCGATGGTCAGAAGGTGATTTGAGCAGGCTCCACGTATCGGGCAGTGATTCTCGTGCCGCACATGTCGGTGAGGAAGTGCCAGAGCTGCAGACCAAGCTGACTGAATGTAAGGCAGAGCAGTATGATCTCCTGAAACTGATTGATTCATTCAGCGGCTACGAGAACCAGATACTGAAAATGAAATATGTTCAAGGCATGTCGTTGGAAGACATAGCAGACAAGTTAGGATACTCATACGAGACTATCAGGGCCAAGCACGCGGAACTGCATCGCCGCTTGAACTGGATTGATGAGTTGGAAGAGCAACGGCGTCAATTAGAAAACAGGCTAGATTACTGAATACCAAATTCATGTATACGCATTGATTGCATGGTATCTCTTGATATTTCGAAATATGATGGAAACATCAAAAGTGCAACAAGACGGATCAGCAGATATGCTGGCCTGTTTTCGTGGAAATGCTCAGAAATTGACGGCCTAGATTATGGAATAATTAATAATACCATTCACAGAAGGACGGCCAAACGGTCGTCCTTTTACTATGCAATTTGGAGGTGGATATGATGGCCATGGTACCACGAGAGATCAGTGAGCCGTTCTACCACAGTAAAGAGTGGAAGAAGACGCGTGCCGCCTACATTGCCAGTGTCGGTGGATTGTGTGAGCGCTGCTTGAAGCGAGGTATCATCAAGCCCGGCTACATCGTCCATCACAAGCACTACATTACAGCAGACAATATCAATGACCCAAGCATCACGCTTAACTGGGACAACCTAGAGTATCTTTGCTTCGATTGTCACCAAGAGGAACACTTTGAGAAGACGGCAGCTGTTCGTTCTGACGTTATGTTTGATGCTCATGGTCAGTTAGTACCAGTTAGTCGATCCCCCCTGCGAAGCCATAAGCAGCTGCTTAAAAAGGAACGGCATGCAACACACGAATAATACGCAGGTTGTTTTTTCGTATGAGGGGGGGATAACAAATTTAAGGGGATGACGAAATTGAGCCGGAAAATGTCGATTGAAAAGCAGGATGTGGCCATTCAGCTCGAATATGAGCGGTTGCGTCAAACGTTATCCAGTATCTCAGTGGAGAAGTTGGCAGCGGCCGATAACTTGATCCAAAGATGTGCATTTATGACCATCACGCTTCAAATCTTGGAAGATGAAGTCAAATCTAAAGGGCCAACCATTCTTATGCACAATGGGAAACAGACGATACGTGTTGAGAATCCCGCCCAGAAATCTTACAACACGATGATCAATCGATACACTGCCGCGATGGATAAGTTACTCAGTTTGCTACCGCGAGAATCCGCAATCATGCCCGCCGATCCCAACAAAGAGAGCGACGGCTTTGATGACTTTGTTGAGGAGCGAGGCGAATAGCAATGGCTGACATTCAGATCAAGATTCGTGTCGATCGACATGTCAGTTATCCACCTGATTACGATCCAATTACTCAATACTGGCAATCGTTTGTGCAGAATGGTGGTGATCAAGTTGTCGGCAAGAAAATCTATCGCACGTACAAAAAACTCATCGCAGACATGCACAATGACAATAGTGAATGGTACTACTCAAATCGTCGTGGTAATCACGTGCTTGAATTTATCGAGAACTATTGCCGTCACAGCAAGGGACCAGCAGGCGGGAAGCACATTGTCCTAGAACTCTGGGAGAAAGCACTGTTGGCAGCGTCTTTTGGATTCGTTGATGGTGCGGGTTTCCGAAAGTATCAGCGGGTTGTCCTGATTGTTGGTAAGAAGAACGGTAAGTCGCTGCTCGGTTCCGCTGTTGGGTTGTACATGCAGATTGCCGATGGTGAGGCTGGGCCTGAAGTGTACGCGGTGGCTACGAAGAAGGATCAGGCGAAGATCATTTGGAATGAAGCCAAGCGCATGGTCAGAAAATCTCCGGCTTTGGCTAAGCGAATCAAAACGCATGTGGCTGACCTGTCTTCAGAAGAATACAACGACGGCGTCTTCAAGCCTCTGTCATCTGACAGCGATACGCTTGACGGCCTCAATTCTTCTTGCATCCTGATGGACGAAATTCACCAGTGGAAGAACGGTGAGCCACTTTACAACATCATGGCCGATGGGATCACTGCACGGGATCAACCACTGATTTTCATCACATCCACCGCTGGCACGATCCGCGAAGATATTTATGATCAGATCTACGACGACGCTGAGATGACGATTGCAGGATATGATCAACCCGAAGGTTACAGGGATGAACGTTCATTGTTCTTCATCTACGAACTCGACAAACGTGCGGAATGGCGTGATGAGAAATGCTGGGTCAAGGCAAACCCTGGACTTGGCACGATCAAAAACAAGACCACATTGGCTGAACGTGTCGAAAAAGCCAAGGCAAATCATCGACTGGTTAAAAACCTAGTCTGCAAGGATTTTAATATCCGTGAGACAGCAACTGAGTCGTGGCTGACCTTTGATGAACTGAATAACGAGGCCACGTTTGACACACTCAAACTCAAGCCGCGATATGGCATTGCTGGCGCTGACTTATCGCAGACGACTGACTTGACTTGTGCAACTGTCATCTTCCAGATACCTAATGATGATCACATCTACGTTAAGCAAATGTACTGGCTGCCGGAAGACACTCTTGAGCAGCGCGCACAGGAGGACAACATTCCTTATGCCACGTGGCGCGATCAAGGATTGTTGAGGACGAGCCAAGGTAATAAAGTCTATTATCGTGACATCATGGACTGGTTTGAGGAGCTTGAACAAGAATATGACATTTACCTGTTCAAAGGCGGTTATGACGCATGGTCAGCCACATACTTCGTCAAGGATCTTGAATTCCGATATGGTGAAAAGACTTTTGATGCAATTCCGCAAGGGGTGAAGACGTTATCAAGTCCCATGCATTCACTTGGTGCAGATCTCCGGTCAAAGCGAATTGTTTATAACAACAATCCGATCTTGAAATGGTGTCTGTCTAACACGACGATTGTGACTGATAGAAATGGAAATATCCAACCTGACAAGGGAAAGAATAAGCGTAAGCGAATTGATGGGATGGCTTCTTTGCTCGATGCTTATGTTGTGTTTGAGAACAACCAAGAAGAATATCAGACATTGATTTAACCGTAAGGAGGTGATTATTTGGCATTTTGGAACAATCTTTTTCATAGAAAAAATAGTGGCGTCACAGTCACACCGGAATACAAGCTTGTTACCAACTACGGTAACGGCTTTTTTGGTTGGAATGGCAAGGTCTATGAATCTGACATCATTAGGTCAGCCATTGAGGTCAAAGCAACCACGATCGGCAAAGCAGTGGCCAAGCACATTCGGTCCGGTGCCGGTGACAGCATCGCAGTCAATCCAGACGTTTATATCCAGTTCTTGTTATCGGACCCGAACCCGTTAATGAGTGGCCAGATGCTGCAAGAAAAGATGATCACGCAGCTTGAGCTGAATAACAACGCTTTTGCCTTTGTCCAGAATGATGCCAATGGAATGCCAACAGCGATCTGGCCAATAGTGGCTAACAGCGTCGAAGCCATTCAAGACAATCAAGGCAACCTCTATCTCAAGTTCTACATGCCGAATGCACAGACCTATATCTTTCCGTATGCGCAGGTGATTCACCTGCGCAAAGATTTCAACAAGGACGAAATCTTTGGCGAATCAAATGGCCCGACGTTGGCACCACTAATGGATATTGTCACGACCACTGATCAAGGTATTGTATCTGCCATCAAGAATTCAGCCGCTGTTCGCTGGCTGTTGAAATTCAATACTGCCATGCGCCCGGAAGATATCGAGAAGAATACGAAAGCTTTTGTTGCATCGTATCTGCAGACACAAAAAGATCAGGATTCAATCGGTGCAGCTGGTGTTGATGCTAAGACCGATGCAATCCAGTTACAGCCCACTGATTTTGTGCCAAATGCTAAGCAAATGGATGCGACTGTGGATCGAATCTACTCAATTTTTCATACCAACAAGGCCATTGTCCAAAGTAGCTACACTGAAAACCAGTGGATTAGTTACTACGAAAGTCAGATTGAACCAGTGATTAGGCAGATGTCTGAGCAATGGACGAGCCGCTTGTTCAACCGACGGCAACGTTCGTTTGGCAATTCAATTGTGTTTGAATCAAGCGATTTGAGCTATGCAAGCATGCAAACCAAACTGTCACTCGTCCAACTAGTTGACCGTGCTGTGATGACTCCGAATGAATTGCGTGGATTCTTTAATCTGTCACCAGTTCCGGATGGCGACAAGATGTTACTCCGAAAGGATACAGGGACAGTGCCTTCAGCAACTGGTAGCGACGGCACCCCTGATCCAACGGAAGGAGGTGATGATAATGACGACAGTGGTACCGATTAAAGGTGACATCGTTACTAATGATTACGGCTGGCTTTACGATCTATTTGGCGATGACTATGCTTCACCTAAAAGTGTCTCTGATCTAATTAACAAGGCTAATGGAGACGACTTATCCGTTGAGATCAATTCAGGTGGAGGAATTATCGATGCCGGCTCTGAAATTTACACCATGCTTCGTGCTTATAAAGGACCGGTCAATGTGAACGTTGTGGGTGTGGCATATTCCGCTGCATCTTTGATCGCGATGGCGGGTGATGTCGTAGCCATGTCACCCGCAGGGATGATGATGATCCACAACGTCTCCGGTGGACAGATGGGTGACTATCATGACATGGAGAATGCTGCGGACTTGTTAAAGAAGTCAAATACAGCAATTGCTAATGCCTATATGGCCAAGACAGGTCTATCCCAAGCAGAAATCCTTGACTTGATGGACTCGACTTACTGGCTGGATCCGCAGACTGCCATTGAAAAAGGTTTTGCTGACAAGATGATGTTTGACAATGCGGAGAAGCCAGGGAAAATGATCATGACTGCTAGCCTGAATAAGATTCCAAGTCTTACCACATTGAACCAAATGAAACACCTCCGAAACACAACAGCACTAAAAAGAGCGCCGTCTGATGATGATCAGATGGCGCTTTTGAATGCAGAATACAATCTCTTAAATTTGAAAGGGGAATAACCTAATGAACAAAGAAGAATACTTGAAGCAACGCGAAGCCCTGATGAACAATGCTCGCACCGCAATCGATAAGGGCAAGTCTGAGGACGCCAACAAGGCAATGAAGTCCGTGAAGGATTTGGACGCAAAGTGGGATCAGCAAACAAAAGACCAAGCCAACTTGGCAGCCCTAGATGACCACGCGCCAATCACCTTGGCTCAGGTAGCACCAGCCAACGACATTGTTGGCGTTGGAAAGTCTCTTGAAAACACCAAATTGAACACTGTTGCCAAGACACAACCAGAATATGCACATGTTTGGGCCAAGTCCTTGCTTGGCCACACGCTCAATGCTGCAGAACAGACTGTATTCGATAAGGAAAACGTGCGCTTTAATGATACCACGCCATTTTCTCATCAAACGGGGAACACTCCGACCTTGATTCCTAACACTGTGGCAGCTGGCATCTGGAAGATCGCAGAAGAACAATATCCAGCCTTCGCTGATGCCAAGAAATTCAACGTTTCTGGCACGCTGACTATTAACAAGCACGATGGCATTGTTTCTGGTGATGCTCAGTGGGTTGACGAAAACACGCAGGCGGCTGATGAGCAAAACAAATTCAGTCAATTGGTGCTTAAAGGTTACGAGCTGAATAAAGTCGCCACCGTGTCCTGGAAGATGAAGAGCATGTCTGAAGATGACTTCATCAGTTTCTTGACTCAAGAGCTTGGGGATCGTCTGGGTGTTGCGCTTGGTGTTGCGATTCATCAAGGCGATGGTGAACATTCACCGCTAGGCATTGAGACTGCATTGAAGGCCGAAACGGGTACGCCACAAGTTGCCACTTATAAGGATCAAATCGCATATAAGGATATCACTAGCACCATGGCCAAGATCCACTCTAGTTTTGCTGGCAAGGCGGCAGTTTATGCAAACAGCAAAACCATTTGGAATCAATTGGCAAACATCGTTGATAGTCAAGGTCGTCCGTTGTTTATTGCTAGTCCAATCAATGGAGGCGTTGGTAGCATTCTTGGTTTAGTTGTGAAACCAGATGCTGGTGTCAATGATGGGGAAGTCCTGATTGCGGATGTGACAGATACAGTCGTTGTCAACATTAACCAGGCACTTACAGTAGCAACAGAAGACCACGTCAAGGGCCGCTCAACTGACTATGGTGCCTATGCAATTGCTGACGCAGGTCTTTTAACAACCAAGGGGGCAGCATTGCTCACAGCAGCCCCAAAAGCCTAGCCCCGCAATCAGTTAAGTCTGAAGGAATCAAGGGCGGGGTTAAGTTAACAGCAAAGTAGAAAGGAGCTAGAACATGGCTGATACACCAGATCGGAGCGCCGAATTCTTAAAGGCACTCCAAAAAGGCAAGGTGGTTGCTGTCGGCAATAAGGGCACTGGTGAAGTTGACGTTACCGGCTTGGCTGATGGGACAGTCGTCAAAGATGGTGACTATCAGGTTGTTTTCGATACAGACAACACCAAGACACTGTCTTCAGTGGCCAGTGATCCGGTTGATGCACCTGGCGCAACTGTGCCAACAACGCCACCTAATCAAGGATAGGCGGTGATCAAAGATGGCTGACGAGAAATCTGAAGAAGAACCAACCTTGTTAGATCTATTAAAACAACACATCCGATTGGAAGATGACATGGACCCTTCCATGTTGCAATTCTATCTGGACGCAGCTGACAAGTATGTCCAGCGTAAAGTTGGCCATAGCGTGAAATACTTGCAGCTTATGGTTGCTACCGTGATGAATGACAATCGATCTGCCGGTGACGATCTAGCGGCGGCACTTGAAGCCTTGGAGCCGATCTTCTACTTGGAGGTGAGAACAGATGACCCAGACAGTCAATCTAACGAACCAACTCAGGTGGATAGCCACACTGTTGGAACTTAAGGACGGCGTTGACGCACACGACCGTCCAAAACAAACGTGGGAAGACAAGCGGGTCTTGTATTACGCCGACATTGGGATCACCTCAACTGAAAAATATCTCGCGCAGCAGAACAAGCAGGATGTCGTCTTGCGCATTTTGATTCGTCGGGATATGTCGATTACTCAGGGTGGGAATCGTGTCCGGATCAGAGGAACTGATTACAAAATCACACGAATCTACGAGACGCCCGACAATCAAAGAATGGAGTTGAGTCTGGACTATGTTGATCACATTTGACGAGTTTCTGGCCAGACTCAAGCAACTGGGTGCGGTCTATCGAGACGTTGCACCACGGACGGCCAAGTATCCGTACTGGATATACACCTACACAAACACTCAGCGTCTAGTAGCCAGCACGGGTACACGGTTAATCGTGAATGAGTATCAGGTGTCTTTGTACACAAAGGGCGTTGAAGACGAGCTACTGCCGTTCATCAAGACGTTTGATGATGTCCCATTCCAATCATTCAGAGGCATTCCGGGCGATGAAAATGATGAAACTATCACGGATTTGTACACGTACATCGAGGTGATTGCGGATGGTCAATAACAACGGTTTTGAAACAATGGCCAAGTATCTCAGTGGTATCAAAGTAGATGATTCAGTGTCAAAAGAAGGGCTTGTTGCCGCAGCAAGTCAATTTGCTGACAAGCTCCGGCCCGAGTTGCCAAGTGATCCTAACGCTCCGCTCGCACAAACCTATGGGACGTTAAGAGATAAGCTACAGGTTGTTGACAAGGGCGATCACATCCAGGTTACGTTTGGAAATGCATTTTGGTGGCTCTTTCTGGAGCATGGAACAAGTCCCAAGAACCATCAAGGAATCAGGGCACGCAATTATGTTCACAACACCTTTGCTGCCAACAAAAATACAATTATGCAGACTATGGTCAAACCGGTCATGGATGCATTGAAAAAATAGGAGGAATCGCTATGACTGATAAACCAAGCAGAGCAAACGATATTGAGCTAGAGCTAACTATTGGCGATATGTTTTTCGCTATGAAAACGCAAAATGAGACGGCATCTACTGATCCGGTCTTCGATACAAGTGTTATCCGAATCCCTAACATCAAAAAGATTGCCTTCAAAGGGAACGGAAAGTCGAGTGATATTTATGCCAGCGGTAAAAAGTTCGGGACAATCACACAAGAAACCAGTATCGCAGTGACACACACCCACATCGGGATGCCAATTGCAGTTATGGATGCAATGAAAGGCATCGCAGCGAAGCACGGGGTCGAGTTTGGATCCACACTTGCACAATCAATGCCAGAGTTTGCAATTGGTTTTGACACATGGTTGGCCAATGGACAGCATGATGGCATCTGGTTGACGTCTTGTACACTTGACCCTGCTGTTAATGAAACCCATACAACTTCTGAAGAGTCATTCAAGGAAGTCAACCCTGATGTCGTCTACAACGCAGGTGGTTTGCGTAATTCGAGTATTTACTACGCACGCTATAATTCAGCCAGAGACAGTGCTGATCTGACTGTTGACGACTTTTTCAAGCAGGTTATTTTTTCTCCAGAACAGCTTGAAGCGATCGCACAAGCAAAAATGACCCCAAAATCATAACCCCGCAAGCAGTTAAGACGATTGCCAAACAAGGCGGGGAATTAACGATTATTGCTAATTAGGAGGACAAAGGAATATGGCAAAGCTCTCTGATCTAGTTAGGCTCCGAGACAATCATTTCATCACGATTCAAGGTGTAAAGGTACCTGCAGCGTTCACTTTTGCCTCAATTGACGCTATTGAATCCGCATATGGGCAAGGCTACAAAACATTCGAGAAGGATTTGAATCTTATGCTCAAACGGAAAGTGATTCATCGCGATCAGAAAACCATGAAACTCATTTGGGCGCTTGTTTACGGCTTACTTGTCGGTGGAGGTACGGAAACTACCTTCGATGAGATGAACCGTGCTATTCCCTTTTCGGAAATTCCTAGTGTTATTCAAGAGGCAATGGATATTCTAAATGAGCAGAACTTCCAACTAAGTGACATAAAAAAATAAAGTCGCCACAACAGGAAGGTGAGGCCCAGGAGGATAACGATTACCCCTGGGCCTTTTATTTGTATGTGGCGAAAGCGCTGATGGGATACTCGCTTCAAGAATTCATGAAATTAACGCCGAATCTGTGGTTGAAACAATATCTAATCTATATCGAGATTAATAATCCTGATGGCGTCTACAAAGAGAAACCTAAGCCCATTCGGAAACAGGTCACACTGGACGATATTCCATTTTTTAACTAATTAAGAAAGGAGGAAAATAATGGCTGACGAAACTCAAAACGTTGTTCTTGATTTCAAGATGAATGGTCAAGTACAGTTTGCTAACACAGTGAAAGACATCAACGCCGTGATGAACACGGCCGCAAAGGAGTATCGAGCCCAGATATCGTCTATGGATGAGAATGCTAGTTCGACTCAGAAACTGGCTGCTGAACAACAGAAATTGCAAATTCAATCCGAAGCTGCTGCTAAAAGAACGCAAATTCTGTCTGAACAATTGAAGACGATGCAGGATCGTGGTGAAACATCTGGCTCTTCATTTGATCGGCTCGTCGGCAAGGTTGCGGATGCACAACGGGTTGAAAATAACCTGAAAGGTGCTCTTGATCAAGTTAACAGCCAACTCAGTGAGCAAGGTTCCAAAGCTAACGATGCCAAAGATCATATCAGTAACCTGCAGCAGGAAGAGGGCGAGCTTGATTCTAAGCTTAAGCTCGCGTCTTCATCGGCTAAACTGGAAAATGCCCAACTAGGTGATAATGCTTCCGAGTCGCAGAAGACAGCTGCCGCCCAACGGCAATTGTCGGAACAAATGGACTTGTCTCGGCAAAAAGTTGATAACTTGAAGCAACAGTTGAAGGAAACGGTCACCGCTTACGGAGAAAACTCAGCTGAAGCAACACAGATGAAAGTCAAGTTGAATGACGCCGAAACATCTGTGGCCAATTTGGGTAACCAAATGGATAAATTGGGTAAGGAGTCACAAGATACTAGCTCCAAACTTGACGAGATTGCTAAGAACACAGCTGCTGAACGGTTGCAGACTGTCGCCAATGGATTCCAATCTGCTGGTCAAGGCCTACAAGATTTTAACCAAAAGGCGCAAGAAGCATGGACACAAACTGATGATGCTGTTGATAACCTGACTAGCAAAACTGGCGCTGTTGGAGGCGTTGCAGATAAACTCGGTGAGTCATTTGAGAAAGTTGAACGCTCCGAGTCTGGTGCGCAGATGGAATCGATGGATTTGTCGAATACCATGGCAGGGCTTACTAGTCAATTCAATTTGAGCGGTCCGCAGCTGGAAAAGACATCCGAAGACGTTGCCAAGTTCAGTAAGATCACCGGTCAGTCTGGGACTGACGCGGTCAACGCACTACACGATTCCATGTCACGATTCAATCTCAGCGCTAAAGATATTCCTAGCGTACTTGATGCCTTTGCTGCAGCGTCTCAGCGGACAGGTGTACCAGTTGCCGACCTTGAAGAAGATGCATCAAAGGCATACCCAGCCTTCAAACAATTGCACATTAGTCTTCAGCAGGGAATTCCACTACTTGCGTCCTGGAGCAAATCTGGGATTGATTCTTCCACAGTGCTCAAGGGCATGCAGAAGGCATTCTCTGCCGCTAAAACTGAGAACAAATCTTTCAGCGATGTCATGACGCAATCTTTCAAAGGAATCAAAGATGCCAAGACAGACCAAGATGCTTTTAACATTGCAATTCAAACATTTGGCGCCAAGTCAGGTCCACAGATGGCTCAAGCCATCCGTGATGGCAAAGTTTCACTTGATGGTCTAAAAAAATCAGCCCAAGACACTGGTGGAACCGTCTCGAAATCTTTTAAGCAGACCTTGGATCCAGTAGACAAGGCCAAACAAGCTCAGAAAGAATACGAACAGACTATGGGCAAGATTGGTGGAACAATTCAAGAGACCCTATTGCCTGTGATCAAGAGGCTTCTGCCAATTGTCAAAGGTGTCAGTGATGCATTCCATAAGGCACCAGCACCCGTGAAAGCGCTGGTTGTTGCGTTTGGTGCGATCACTGTCGCACTTGGTGTCTTGGCACCAGTTATCACTGCAGTTGCAACAGTTCTACCAATGCTCGGTGTTGGCGCGACTGCTGCCGGTACAGGGGCTGGCCTAGGAGCTGCAGGCATGGGAGCTTTTATGGCCACGCTCCTGCCGATTGTCGGAGTGATTGCGGCTGTAATTGCTGCGATTACCGCAGTCGTTTTGGTTATCAAGAACTGGGGTGCGATTGTCACTTGGCTCAAGGGTGTTTGGAGTACTGTTACCAGTTTCTTCAAGCAGTTGTGGAATGGTATCAAGCAAATCTTCACGATTGCGATTAATGCCATTACCAATTTTTTGAAGCCAGCTTTTACAGTCGCTGTAAATGTCATTAAGTCAATTTGGAACGGTATTAAGTCCTTCTTTTCTGCTTTCTGGAACGGAATCAAAGTAATCTTTACGGTGGCGATTACCGCTATTGCTGTCATTATTGGTACGTATCTCAATATCTGGAAGACCATTATTACGACCGCAATGAATTTCATCAAGGGTATCATCACCAATGTTTGGAATGGTATTAAATCATTCTTTGGGCCCATCCTAGCCAGCATAGGTAATGTGATCCGGAGTACGTGGAATTCCATTAGTAGTGTTACTTCTAGTGTGTTCAACAGGGTTAAAAGTGTTGTTTCAAGCATTTGGAACAACATCAAGAATGTCGTTTCAAATGTTGTAAATGCAGTCAAGTCAGTTGTATCTAATGCATGGAACGCAGTTAGTTCGACTACTTCAAACATTTTCAATAGTGTCAAAAGTGCAGTATCAAATGTGTGGAACAGCATTAAATCGACTATCTCAAATGTTGTGGGAAGTATTAGAAATGCTGTTTCAAGTGCTTGGAATGCGGTTAGTTCTGTGACATCTAACGTCTGGGACAGTATCAAAAATGCAATCTCTGGGCCAATCAATACTGCAAAAGATATCGTTCGAGGAGCGATTGACGCCATTCGAGGTTTCTTCAACTTCAGTATCCACTGGCCACATATTCCAATGCCGCATTTCAGCATCCAACCCAGTGGTTGGTCTGTTGGTGATCTTTTGCATGGATCTATCCCTTATTTGGGTATTGACTGGTACGCGCAAGGTGGCATTATGACGCAGCCGACTATGTTTGCCAATAACAATGGCCGGGCACAGGTTGGTGGCGATGCTGGGCCGGAGGGCGTTATTCCGCTGAACGATGATACGTGGAACAAGCTGGGTGCAGCTATTGCGGCTCATATGCCATCCCAGGGACCAATTACGCTGCAGGTGGATGGCCGCACGTTTGCGACTATCACCGGTCCATACACCTCGGACTACTTGAAACAGCAGGATGCAACTCAAAACTTTAGCTATGGAAGGAGGCTTTGATAACAGATGGTTGAATTAATTCTGGACGGTCAATCTCTGGCCCAGTCTGTGCCGGGGACGTTGGTCACCAAGAAGCCAAACATTCCCGCAGCTAAGCGCGATGTGCAGTTCACAGACGTGCCTGGCCGTTTGAATGGTTCATTAACCGAGAAGCGTGGCTGGAAAGATATCACTTGGTCACCAGAACTCAAAATCGTGGACTTCAAGACGCTCAACCAGTCATGGCGGAAGACACGGCAGTTACTGCAATCCGCGTCTAAGTTGGTGCTGAGTGATGACCCCGATTTCTATCGGATCATCAAGTCAGTCACGATCGGCGAGTTTTCGGTAGACGATGTGGAGGTCAGTGGCTCATACAAGCCCAGCTTCACTTTGGATCCGCTTGAGTATCAGATGACTGATCCAAAGACGTTCACGGCTAACTTTGACATCGTGAACCCCGGTAACGTGGCAGCGGAACCGTTGCTCACCGTGTCAGGGTCCGGAACAGTCAAGATCTCCGTGAACACGAACCAGTTCTCAATCGACAGCCTGACAGCACCTGTCACTCTCGACTGTGCTAAACACACGGCGACCATGGCTGACAAGGATATCACAACCTCAACAGCGGGTGATTGGCCGCTCTTTGTGCCAGGTGTCAATCATGTCATTTTGACCGGCGTCACAAGTATCACAGTGCAACCTAGGTGGTGTTATGTATGAGTACCGATATTGAACTCTATCCGCGTGACCAGACTGATTTCAGTCACCACGGCTATGCTTTGGACGACATCAGCAATGATATCGTCACTTGGCAGCTCAACGCGAAGTTCACCTTGACGTTCGATTATCCGATGTTTAGCGAACATGCTGGAGACCTCGTGGCTGAAAATATCGTGCGTGTGCCAGTTCCGGGAGGCAAGGCTGCTTTTCGCATCGCGCAAGTGATCAAGTCTATGGGTCATCTTAGCATCACTGCTTATCACGTATTCTGGGATCTTAATGATGATTTCATCGCCGACACTAACATTGTCGACAAAGATGGTCAGGGCGCACTTGATCAGATCATGCGCGCTGCCAACTATCCAACCGGCTTTAAAGTTCTGTCAACAATCGGAAATGTAACCAATGCCCGGCTGGTTAGAATGTCAATCATCAAGGCACTTTTGGGAACGGATGACAACTCGTTTCTTAACCGCTGGGGTGGTGAATTCGATTGGCAGGACTTTAGTTTCAGCGTCAACCCTCGTCTAGGAGAAGATCGTGGTGTTCATTTTGAATATGCACACAACTTGACCGGATACGAAGCGACCAAGGACAGTAGTGGTATCATTACGCGACTGCTGCCAGAAGGCTACAATGGTCTTTTACTACCTGAGTTGTATGTTGACAGCCCCAAGTTAGGCAATTATCGCAAGCCGAAGATTGGCACCAAAACCTATCAGGACATCAAGGCCATTGACGAAACACAGGCAACAGGGGATCAAGAAGGTGCTGTTCCGGTTCAAGAAGCGTACGAGTTACTTCGTGCTGCCGCTGCGAAAGAGTTCTCCGAAAGTCATATTGATGAGGCCCAGTGGACGTACAAGTTGAATGTGGCGCTGCTTGAAAATACTGAAGAGTACAAGGATTTAAGCATCACTACCACTGTGTTGCCAGGCGATACGGTCACCATTACGCACAAGCTTGATGATATTGATGTGAGAGCGCGTTTGACTGGATATACCTGGCAACCGTCAAATCATAGCTATCTAACACAGACGTACGACAGTACATCGCGGCCAGATGTTGCATATAGCAATCTCAGTAGCCGGGTCAACGAGATCAAGTCACAGATTGAGTTAGTTGATAAGGTCGTGATTGCGAAGGCAACAAATGGCATGAATTCAACAGGCTGGGGAGATCAATCGCCGGTCGATCTGAATATTGCTGGTAAAAACGGTGACGTATACTATCAAACGACTGCCAAGGGAACAATTATGTGGCTCTTTCATGATGGCCAATGGAATGCCGAAACCGGTGACGCTTTTGGCACCGAGGTTCAGAAGAAGGTTGACACCGCAATCGCGGATGTTGCTGCTGCCAAACAAGCTGCCAATGATGCTGTGGCAAAAGCAAATAGTAGCGCACAGTTGGCTTCAATGAGCAATCAGACTGCACAGGCGGCTAAAAGTGCAGCCGATTCGGCCAATGCTCTTGCAACACAAGCAGTGTCAGCAGCATCTGATGCGAAAACCGCCTTGGCGACTGCAAATTCTGCTTTGGAGACTGCGACAGACCAGAAGACGACAGTGGCTACATTGGTCACTAAAACCGATGATTTAGCAGGAACGATTGCAACATTGGCGACCAAGACGGACATAAACAAGTTGTCGGGCGAAGTCACCGCAGCGCAAACGCTCGCTCAACAGACTGCCGATGGATTGCAACTTAAAGCCGATCAAAGTGTCGTTAACACCATCAATGGGTCAGTCAACCAACTGAGTGCTGATCTCAAGGTTGCAAATGACCGGTTGTCCTTGACGATGACCAAGAATGATGTGACTGGGCTGTTGACGCCATATGCCACACAGTCGTGGACGCAGGGACAAATCACGGCGACTGCCAGTCAGTTCAATGTTCAATTCAGTTCAATAACTCAACGATTGCAGACTGAGGATCGGCCGAATTTGATCTATGGAAGATGGCGCGATCTGCGAACGTGGACGAAGAATGCAGCTGCCACGAGTGCGATGAAGTCTATTGACTTTGCTAACAGTATTAATACGATCAGTTATTCAGGTGTGACTAGTGTGGAAGTTCTCAGCACCGATCTACCCACTGTGGCTGGTAACCAATATATGCTAACAGTTGATTGGACTTCCTCGAGTTTTGATGTGAATACGAACTTTGGATGGGGACCAGGGGTTGACTTTGGCTTTGATGCAAACAACTTTGTCACACTTGAAGCAGGGGTCACCAACAAACGGTACGTTCTACGATTCACCGCGAAAGGTAACGATAATCTGCTCCTAAGATTCGGCAATGTTGCTGACGGTCAATCAAATACGTTTGCATTTGGCAATCTCAATCTGCAACTTGATACATCATCACAAGCAACGACATCACAAGTTGCCTCTCTAAAGCTAACTGTTGACAGTCTCGCGACAACGGTGGCTAATAATCAAGGGCAGACGACCACAGCGCTGCAAACATTGCAAGGGTTTCAGAATACTGCGACAAATCAGCTTACAGGTCTGCAATCACAGCAGACTCAACTTGCAAACCAGATCACGAGTGTAGTTGGTGGCATGGGGCAGCGCAATCAGTTGTATAATTCAGAATTTTTAAACAAGGCAGACGGATGGGGCGGAGCAAACAACGGTTTCTACATTTCAACATCAAACTGGGGAGTTGGGTACAGTTTTGGGTACGTCCTTAAAAATACAACTCCAGACCGTTGGTGTTCTGCTACTTCCAAACGTATTCCGGTTGATGACGTAGCGGCTGTTTATTCCTGCTCAGTCGATATTGTTAATGCTGTTACACCTGAATTTGACACTGGTATCGTTTTGGAGTTTTACCCGGATGCCAGTAGTCCCAGACTTTCGTTTGTGGCTCAGTGGTCTGACAAAAATAAGGTTAACCAGGGTCAAACTATTAAAATTGAGAATATAAAGCCTCCAACGGGAGCAAAATACGTAGGAGTTGTTTTGCAGGCACACGGAAAAGCATATACGCGGTGGCAGCATCCTATGTTAGTCACGGCCGCTACAATTGGTCCATATTTGCCCGATTCAGCTAATTCGTCACAGATCACCCAGTTGCAAGATGCGATTAATCTCCATGTGTCCAAAGGCGATGTGCTTAGTCAGATCAATCTGGAAGCGAACCGTACTCTGATTCAAAGCGGCAAGCTTGTTCTAGATGCACCAACAGTTGTCTTTACAGGCAATGCCTTCATCCCCTCAGCAGCGATCGCAAGTTTGTCTGCTGACAAGATCACCACCGGGACGTTGAATGCGGCCAATCTCAACGTGATCAACCTGAACGCATCAGCTATTGTGACTGGCACGATTTCTGGCGCTAACTTGGCCATCAATTTGAATACAGGGATGGTTGAGTTCCAGAAAGGCCGCATACACTCAACTGACAACAACATTGATATCAACGTCGACCAAAAATATATATCAGTAACGGACAGCAACAATAGTGTTTTGCTTAAGGGCGGATCAATGACATTTACCCAACCCTATGCTTTTGACACGGATCAGACACCTTATTTGACTATCGATAATGTCGGATCAAGTCAAACTCTTGGAAGGGGCGCTGAAATCGTAGGCCGTGATGTTTTAACCGTCTCTGTTTCTGGAGAAAACAACTCTTTTCTTAGTGGGGTACCACTTTTCCAAAAAGATTTCAGTGGTATTTCGATTTCAAAAAACTATGACACTGTTGTAGGTGGCGCTAATCGTGGTGTGAGAATCATCGGAGGCGGATCATATTCAACAGGTTTGGGAATGTCTACCGTTCCATCTATTATGGTTGGCTACAACGATAGCGCAGCAACTGGAGGAACACGCATTAACATTGAAGCTGACTACGTGCAGATACCTTCTGCGTGGTCAAAAACAACCTCATCATCTCCAAACGCATTTGTTGCTTCTGATGGTGCTCTCGTCCGCAGCACGTCTGCCAGCAAGTACAAGGTCAACATCGAGCGAACCCGGTCGACCGATTTGGCTGAGCGGTTGCTGACCGTGCCAAACGCTCACTGGCTGGACAAGGCAGCCATGGAGCGATATGCAAGCGGCGAGCAAAAAGAGTTACCACAGACAAACTTTGGCCTGATTGCCGAGGATTTGGAAGCTGCCGGTCTCGAGGATCTGGTTGTCCGTGGGCCAGATGGTGAGCTTGAAGGGATCCAGTACGACCGGATCGCGGCAGCACTCTTGCCACTGCTGGCACAAATGAAAACTGAAATCGATGAACTCAAAGCGACGGCATAGGCTGGCGCTTTTAATTTGGGAGGAAAACATGAAAATCACACTTGAAAATGCAAATATTGCTAACGTATACAGACTTGTTGAACAAATAAAAGTTAAGGGCAGGGATGCTCTGGCGCTTGCCAAGTTCATCAAATTGTTAAAGCAAACTTTGAAATCTGCTGGTGAGGATGAGCAAGCCTTAGTCGCTCAGTATGCTCTTAAAGACGAGAACGGAGAATCAAAAACAGATTCGAACGGTAATATTCAGCTGGATCCCGACCTAGCTCGTGAGTACAACAAGGTTCATGGTGAATGGCTTGAGCAGAAGGCCGAAATCGAAGGTGGTACTTATGTGAATCATATTGACGATGTCCAGCGAATCATCAGTGACTACGTTGATGAGAACGAGATAGGCGGACCCGATCTTGATGCATATTTGGCATTGTACGAAGCGTTCGAAAAAGGAGAGAAGTAATCATGACATTGAAAACTAACAAGAGCATCAGTCTCACAGGTACATCCACCATTGGTGATGTTCAGGTCGCTTATTTGAACGCAACTATTGACCAAGAAGGAAATGGAGCCAATACGGTCAATCAGTCAATTCAGAATCAGGCACTCTATGACGCGAACAAGCAAGAAGTTCGAGCTGACATTGCCGAATTTCAGCAATTGCTTTATGACACAGAGGATTCTTTGACTTCTGAAAAAGAGGGCACAGATAGCAGCAAAACATCGGAAAATTGAGCCAACTATAACTAGCCGTTACATCCTTATGGAAGAAGTGAGAAAGTGACATTTTTGGGATATACGATGGCTGACTGGGCGGAGTTCATATCAATCATAGGGGTGGGTGTAAGTGCGGGCAGCTGGCTGTTCAAAAAAATTGCCTTAGATCCATTGCGTTCTGATATTCAAATGCTTTCAGAGACAATTAATCGTCAGCTAAAACTGCATGAACAATCGCTGGCAGACTTGAATGCTCATCTGAAAGCACACGATGACGAGCTTGGCAGTCACTCGGTAAGAATCACTCGATTAGAAGCTAACGTAGGCATTAAAGGAGAAGATAACCATGAAGATTAATTGGAAAGTACGATTATTAAGCGTCAAATTCTGGCTGGCTTTGGTGCCAGCTTCTTTGTTGGTAGTTCAAACGGTAGCAGCGGTTTTCGGTTACAACTGGGACTTTGCCAACTTGGGTAAGGAACTCACCGCAGTGGTCAATGCCGTATTTGCACTGTTGACCATTGTCGGAGTGGCAGTCGATCCAACCACCCAAGGGTTAAGTGATAGCCAGCAAGCATTAACCTACTCCGGAATTATTACCACTAAGGCGGCTAAGATCAAGGCGCTAGAGGATCAGATTAAGGCGCTGCAAGCGGATAAAGCGGCTGATCAGGCAACTTCAGAATCTGCTAGTTCTGCGGCACCAGCTGTCGCTCCGGCATCTTCAGCGGTGCCAGAGTCAGTATCTGCAGCACCAGCAGAAGGTCAGGAGGTCAAGTAATGGAACAATTAAAAGCTTTTGCAACGCAAGTGGTTCTATCGCTTGCGGACAAGGACGAGACTAACGAGTCCAAGAAGCGGCGTGCGGTGGCTCTGCTTCACGAGAAAGCGAAGTCGCTAGGTCTTGACGCTTCTGAACAGGACATCGACAAAGCGGTAGAGGAGGCGTACACGAATGAGCATTCATGA